AAAAAACATACTACAATTAATGCAGAACATTATGTAGATCTACAAATGGATGGAATTGAAATACCCTGGATTGGTAGAACAGATTTAGAAACAAAAGAATTTTTTATAGAAGCAAAAACTAAATGGCAAAAGAGAGCTGGTAAACCCAGGAAAGATGGCACATACAATTATGGAAAAGTTGCAGTAGCTGCAGAACCAGAAGCAGCTCATGTAGACCAGGTGTCTTTCTATGCAGCAGCAACAAAAAAGCCAGGCTATTTAATTTATGCAACACCCTATGAATATAAAGTTTTCAGCACAGACGAGTCCTCCGCATTAACCGCTGAAACTAGGGAGAGCTGTATGAAAGATTTTTATCGTACAGCTCTTACTAGGCAAAATTTAATTAAGCTATCTGATGATGCGGAATATGTAGCTAAAAATTTTATCCAGCCAGATTTTAAAAATATAAATTACTTTGGATACTCTGATGCAGAACTAGATGAGGTAAAAAATTTTTATGGTCGATAAAGTACAAATGTCTAACGAGGAAAGAAAAGCCAAGGAGCAAAAGTTCCAGGCTGAATGTCGTGAACGACTAAATAAAAAACCTAAAACAAAATGGGTATGGTTGCACATACAGGAGGTAACAAATGCAAACACAAGAAAAACTTAAACTAGCAGTAGCTGCTTATGAAAAAGATTTTGATAAGAATGGCATAACTGTACGAGGTGGTAAGAAATATGGCACAGTCAATCAAAGACTGAAAGCCTTTAGAACTTACTTTCCAGATGCATCTATAACGACTGATGTAATTAAAAATGAAAGAGTCCAGGTAAAGAACCTGGAAACCGAGGTTGTAGTAATGAAATGTACTATTAGCCTGGATGGTCAAGTTATATCGACAGGCATAGCGGAAGAATTTAGAGAAGGATCATCTCCCGTTAATGTTACAAGTTTTTGGGAAAACTGCGAAACCAGTGCGATTGGTCGTAGTCTTGCCAATCTAGGTTTTAGCGGACAGGAGTTTGCATCTTATGATGAGATACAAATAGCGGAAGCTAAAAGCCAGGCTATCAATGGCTCTGGCACAATGTTTGATAAGTTTACTGCAGCAGTACAAAATGCAAAACAAGTTGGACATTTAATGAAAGCATCAGCTGAATATAAACAATGGCTCGATGGTTTAAATAAAGAAGATAAAGAAATAGCCAGGAACATCTGGTTAAAACGAAAAGAACAAATCAGTTCATTACAAGAAGGGAAAGTAATACATGACTAAAAAATATCTTAATATGTTTCCAGGAGATGATCTAAAAAATGCGATGTCATCTTTTGGTAAAAAACCATTAGGTAAATCTCATAGCCAGGGATTTACACCTAAAGAAGATATCGTATTAAAAGCTGGTCAAACCTATTCATTAACACTATGGAGTGGATCTACACAAAATGGTCATCCTAGTATTAGTTTAGCGATAGAAGATTGGCAGCCATTTACAGGCGGTAGTTCTAACAATGCAGAAGGAGCTGCAGCTCCGAGCAACGATGATGCTCCATTTTAATGAAGCAGCTTAGAACATTAAAACATTACACCCAGGGAGAAATATTAAACAAACAAGAACGAGAAAGAAAAAAAAATAAAAAGTTTGTTGAAAAAAATATATTAACTCCCTGGTATTTTAAAAATAAAAAAGAGGATGAATGTCTGAACAAATAGATCCAGATCATTATAGAAATAAAAACATAGAAACATTCTATGCGATTACCAGTCAGCTACCACCAGTCCAGGTCATTGGTTTTTTACGAGGTCAAATAATGAAATATATTATGCGGCTCGGTAGTAAACACGATGACAGTGTGGATGCCATGCTGATGGATGCGGGGAAAGCTGATTGGTATTTAAGTAAATTAATGCAATATCTTAACGATCATAAAGATAAAATAGATGGCTAGAGATTGGTATTCCAATCTTAAACAAGAAGCCTATAGCAAATGGCATCGTCAGTTTGATGGTATTGCTATGATAGATGTAGACTCTGTTGAATGCTGCAAGGTTTGTTATGAACCCCTGGCTATCATTGAGGTAGCGATGGATAAAGGTCAAGACAAAGCCTATACATTAATTAAAAAGATTGCAGATAAGATGCAGCTCCCAGCTTTTGTTGTTTTGTATACTGTAGAACAAGAGGAGATAACACAATTTAGAATTAGACGAGTTAGTCCACAAGTATCTAAGACGTACAGGGTAGCAGCTCCAGAGCTGTGGC